TTGTCGCCCTTTTTCAATTTAACAGTAGGTTCTTTTTGTTGTACTATTTTTACCATTTATTTCTCCTAAGTTAGTTGCGAGGGTAGTTGCCCACCCTCACAAAATATTCAATTACTATTGAATTGATGAATCATGATGTAGTTCAACACCATATGAATCATGGATTTCTCCAACACCATATACTGATGTAGCTACAATCTCGTCAGCTCTAAGAGAAGCATCTCTTTGAGTTTCGATTTTCACATCTTGCATCATAGCGATAGCTAATGCGTCTCTATGCATAGCACCACCTTTGTAGTCCCCAGCAGTACCTGTGTTAGCTATATTTGAAGTTTCAAATACAGGCATACCAGCTAATCTACCAACGAAGCCTGATCTTAATGCTTCATTTGCTAAATCATTTGCATTTGCGTTTGCAAAAGTATTAGTCAAACCAGCTTTAAGGTCATAAGCAATTTTTGGGTGTAACACTACTGCACACTCATCAATGTTAAGAGCATTTTCTCTTAAAGTTGAAAGAGCATTAAAGATAGTTGCAGAACTGATTGCAGTTGTACCATCTCCTAATGTAGTTGAAAAGCCATCAAACAATGCAGTTAAATCTGTATCTTGTTTTCTTGCTAGTGCTTCTCCAAACAATTTACCAATATCTCCAGCTACATTTCTTGGAGCAGAGTTTCTTGCTAAGTCAGTTAGAGTAGTCATAACACCAACCTCAGAAGCAGTAATAGTTACTGAACTTGGGTCAATTGCTGTATTAGATAAATCAGTTGCTTCTGCTACTGCTGATGCTGATACTTGAGCATAAACAGGAACTTCAACTGCTTTTCCACCACCTGTGATAGCATAGTTTTTAACTAAGTTTCTCATGATGGATTTTTCAGATGCTACAAATTGAGCCTCTGCTACTATCTCTGTGTATAGTTCCGATAGTGTAGAACTTGTGCTTTCGTTTGCCATGTTATTACCTATTAAGTTTATTTATTGTTTAAATTAATCTCAACAGCACCTGAATCTCGTTTCTTCCTATATTCTGCATAGGCTTTACGATCTTCTGGCTTTGTTAAGTCCAAGTCCTGTAGGTTAAAAGGTTTAACAGTTTTACCACCAATAGCACTCTGGCTTCCTGAACCAGACAACGACCCTTGACGGAAATGTGGGTTGCTATCTAAAAACTCCTTAACTCGATCTTCAATTGTAAGTAGTTCTCCTTTTGCGTTATATCGTACATTAGAATTATTATCAACTACTTCTATTCTACCATCATCTGTGTACTTAACTTCATCTTTTAGTAAAGCAACAACTTGTGCTGGGCTAATAGCTTTATTTGAAGACGCAACAGATAGTATTGAATTATCTACTTTTTCTTTTTTGATTTGATTTTTATATCTTAAAAGTTCTTGTTCTTTTTCAGATAATCTTTCTTGCATAATCTTTTCCAAGTCTTGTTTAGTCTTAGCTTCTTCTAATTGTTTTTGTTTTAAGATTTCAGCTTTTTGCTTTTCTTCTTCTTGAAGTTTTTTCTCAAACTTATTTTTTTCTGCTTCAAGTCTTGTTTTGATTATGTTGTCTAATTGTTCTTGAGTGAAAGTATTTTGTTTTGTTTCTTCTACTTTTACTTCTTCTTTTGGTGTTTCAGTTGCTTGTACTTCTGGTGCAACATTTGTTTGTTCTTCGGACATTTGTTCTCCTATAGTTATATTATTAGTTCGCCTTGTTTGTCATACCAATCAGGATTGACGTAAGACCATTGATGCCGACAATTATAACCACCACGAACAACTAAAGGATTTCCAGATTTTTTACCTTTCCAACTTCTACTTGTCCAAAGTGAATTGACTTCATCAATTGTGAAAAGTCCACTTTTCCTCTTATCATATACCCCATTAATTATATTTCTGCAATGATCTCTAGTGGTAGGTATTACATCTCCATAATATTTAACAAAAGTTAAACCAGCGTCTTTTGATTTATTAAAGTTTAAGGTTGCATCAAAATCTCTAAGTGAATCGTTTAGTATTTGACCAGCATATCTTTTC